GGTCACCTCGTGGTCACCCCGTGGTCACCTCGTGGTCACCTCGTGGTCACATATATGGAGACCCCCGGCCCTTTATCGGTTTTTTTGAGGCGTACGCTGGACCCAGTATGGGGGGACTCGGGGGAAGTCACACGTATATATAGGCCAAGACATATCTCCCCCAAAATGAGTTTGGGTGTTCAATCGGTGTAGACCCACAATATCTAGACTAGCTCCTTGGGAGCGTACTGCACCAACAGAGAGTCGCCCTTGAACGACGCGCGAAACCGACGGAGCAGCTTGTCGTTACTATAGCAGATCATCATAACGATCTGTTCGGCTCTCTCCTTCGAGGACCTCAAGAGCAGCTTTTCGACCCTAGAGTACAACTCAGGTGCCTTTGAGGCGAACTCGTTATAGGCGTTTATGTTGTATTGCTCACTGTCTTTTCGGTATTTCTCCGGGTTCGCCGCATAACGTGACCTTGCTGATTTCCTACTCAGCTCTCGTTTACACTCAGGGCTGCACCCTCGGGTTAGACCGTCTAGATGTGTGATGTCCGTATTACACACCTCGCAAGACCGTTGAGGCCTCTGTGCGTTGTACTTCTTCATAACCTTGTTGTTGTGATGCTTCTTACGGCATTTCCCTTTACAGGTTTTTGCATGCCCGTGAAGCTGGGAGATATCAGCTTCACATATGATACACTGTCTCATTGGTCGGTTCCTTCTGCTCCCTGCACTCAGGGTTCACCCCGAGTACACCCCGAGTACACCTGCAGTCCACCACTGCCGCTGCCGCTGGCGCTACCACTGGCTAAGGTCCGAGGAGTCGAACCCCGAGTTGCGGTTTTGGAGACCGCTGTGTTGCCATTACACTAGACCCTAATGTTGTGCACTTGTCCCCTAGGTTAATCTATAGGTGTATCTCTAGTTGTTGGTTGTAATGGTAATCATATCAGTATTCACTCAAGGTACACCTAGAGGTCATCCTCAGGCTATGTTCTGAGGTTCACTCTAGGTGTACCTATAGGTTTTAACCTTGGGGGTTTCTTCTCTAGGGTGTCGGGTATTTCCAGCGAATGCGTCAGCGGAGCGACCAGCGAATGCGTCGGCGGAGCTTACCAATCCTATAAGTAGCTGGAAATCCACGTATTTCGCCCTTCAGAGCCATTTGAGCCACCAACTGAGTGTGGTCGTCTCCCGAGGGGATCAACAGCGTTCCTCATGTACTTCTCAAGCTCCAAGTCGAGTGCATCTTGCTTGATCTCTTCGATGCCCATCTCTTCATCCCGAGCCATCTGGTCGGTGAAGTAGCGGACACCCATAGCCAACGCATCGAGCCTGTCGTCGTGTCTCAGGCACCCTTTGGTCTGAGTGATACGGGTCATCTGGTACATGAGCATCTTGGATTGACGTACAGCCTGCTCGTACTTCATGGCAGTCCTATAGTCCTCCTCGATCACCTCGGGGTCGATCACGAGCTTGTGGGCGTTCATCACGGGTTCCAAGCTGTCGATGATCCTGCGTTCCTTCTGGGCGGTAGCTCGGACCTCCTCGATCATGCAACGGTGTATCTTGGCTAAGACAGGCTTGAGCAGTTCCACGAACATACCATCACCGAAGTTACTTTCGACCACCACCTCGTTCACCTTGTGCTTCTTCGCGATGTGCGCGAGTTCAGTCAGGGTGTCCTTGTCGTAGCCCCCAGTGAGACCCCCGGCTGCTGGCACGTAGAGGTAGCCATTGATCATCTTGATCACTGCATAGCCTGTCTCGTCAGCTCCTCGGCCTGATGGGTCGATTGCTAACACTGCCCCTGAGAACTCCGCTGTGATGTCCCCTGCGTTCATCGGAGGGTACATATGGTCCCCACGCATGGCTACGTTTGGCAGGTCCTTGTACTGTCGTTCCTCGAGGGGACCCCATTGTAACTTGAGGGGTGCAGTCTCGGGGTCAATTGGCATGATGATCAGGTCCCTGACCTTCAACGGGAACCGCTCGAGGTCACTCAGGGCTGTCGATAGCATGAACTGCATCGCGAACCCGGCCTTACCATAGGATGCCTCACGTTCGATCAGGTCTGCATTAGAGAAACGGTGGGGGTCTGTCGCCTGACCTATCTTGTAGGTAAGTTTGGTGATGTAGGGGGCCAGCGTGTCGCCGTATTGCTCCCGCATCTTTTCGTCAGGCATACGAGCTGGCCACACCCTTACGTCATAACCACGTTCAGGCAGCTTGGTGTACAGGCTGTCCTCGGTCTGAGGTGTACCCAAGAACACCACGCGTGACTCAGGGAGCGGCTTGAGGATCGCATCAAACTCTTTGATGCTCTCTGCCAGCTTGTCTCGGGCTGTCTGGGTGAACGCGTTGTTCAGGACCTCGATGTCGTCTGCTACGATCAGGTCAGCACGGCTACCCGTGAGCTGTCCAGTAATACCCACGGATTTCACCGAGGGGCTTTGGTCTGCCACTGCGGGCTTTACATCGAAGTTGATCTTAGATTGTCTCTGGTTTGGCTCAGGGATGAGGTACTCGAGACCTTCCATCTCCCAGATCAAACGCTGTACGAATGTCGAAAAGGCGTCCGCCCGGTTACCGGAGGCCGAGACCACCATGATTTTACACATGGCATCACATAGGAGACGCCAGACGACGTACGCAGCAGTAATGTGAGATTTACCACAGCCCCTGAACGCCTGAATGCTGGCCCGCTTGGGTCCATGCTGCAGGTAGTCGGCCATGTTGTACTGAAGAGGGGTCGGTTCGGGTAACCCGAGGTGCTTGTGGACGTACCATAAGAACACCTTGAAGTCCTTTCGGAGCCTTTGATGGAACTCCGTGTCGGGTATATAGGCCATAGGTGACCTCCTGAAAGCCTCTGTGAGGCGTATTAGTTACTTTTGGGGGGTGACTACCTGAGAGGCCCACACAGGCTCTCCTGCGGCCTCTCAGCGAGTCTCAGGAGCATGCCCGTGTTAATCTCTCGGCAAACAGATCAAGTTCCATCAGGTTCTCAGTTGAGATACCCGCAGGATCGAGCTGTGGGGCCGGGATTGAACAGATGGCATCCTTAGAGCCAACCGTTCCGGCGCATGCGCTCAAGAGCAGCATCGCGATCAGGGCTATTCTGTACATTTTCGATTCTCTTCTTGGTTTCGATGTAGTCTTCCATGTCTTCCACGCGGTTATCGTCGCGTTGGGTCTTGCGCCCGTACTGGAAGAGACCGAAGAGGACGCTCAGGGCCACGAGAATGGCCCCTGCTCTCTGCACGATCTTGCTTTTCAGGGTTGCTAGGAGTGTCATCATAGATCGGGCTTCCCATACTTACCTTGCTTCACGGCTGTGTCGAGTGCGAAGGCACCACCAGCGAAGGTGAATATCGGGAATGTCAGGAACTCAGCCGCCTGCATGGCCTGAGGAGAATAAGCCCCCCAGCCAAACAGACCGGCCAAACAGACGAGCATCACCAATGCCACCTCACGTTTGTACGTCTTCTTTTTCATTAGACTGTTCCTTCCAGCCAGAGTTTTCGTTCATGAGACCGACGCCGGGTGAGACCTCGGAGAACCACGAGCTTGCCGTTCTGGCGCTGTTTGTTCCATTTTAGGAACTCATCTGCTGCCCCTACCATATCGGAAGCATTTATCCGCTTCAGAAGGGTCGAGGACGCGAAGTTGGCACCGCCGAGGTTGAAGATAAACGATGCGAGGGCGTCATACTGGCGCTGTGAGAGGGGTACATCGACCATGTCAGCGATCACCTTACGAACCCACGCGAGGTCCTCCCGAAGCAGCTTCTCGGCCTGCTCCTCAGTGATCACCATGCCTTGGTGTGCGGTCGCAGTGTGTCCGTAGCCAATCGTCCAGCGATCATGAGGTGTTGGCTTGTACGCCTTGAGGCGCAGTGCTTCCCACTTCTTGATGTCGTTGATACGTTTGACTTTAACGGGCTGCCCCTTGGCGTTGCGAGCAGACGGGGTCTTTTGGGTCAACGTCGAGATGAACTCGAGTAGAGCTTGTATGATGAGTTTCATTGTGGGTGTCTCCTTTGAAATACGGATGTAATAGACAGCATCTTTTCCCTCGTCTTCTTCGAGAGAACGGGCGAGGTGGCCAAGGCCAAGGCGCGGGCTATCGCCCGCACCCAACAGAAATCAGGTGGTCCGATTTCAGATTACGAAAGCGGTCCGGACGCCGAGCCATGTCTGGTCCAGCAGTCTGAGAAAGTTGCGGCGAGTGTCGCGGGTTGTCATTCGTATTCCACCTCAACCTGCGTCAGCCCCATCGCGGCCAATACCGCCAGCGCGTCATCACCAGCGCAAGCGGTCAACTTGTCGGGCATGGCCGTCACAGGCGTCAGGCTGAACACCAGCGCGGCTTGTGCGCGCCGTGCCGCATCCATGTCTATAATGTTGTCAACGTCA